TCCGCGACGTACTCGAACTACGGGCAGGCGCGGCGCCGGTTCGCGGACGGCACCATGCACCCGCTGTGGGGCAACGCCGCGGGCAGCCTCGAACGGATCCGGCCGGCCCCCGTCGGGGCGCGGCTGTGGTACGACGCCCGCGACGTCCCGTTCCTGCGGGAGGACGCGAAGGACGCCGCGGACATCGCGCAGATCCAAGCCGCGTCGATTCGGCAGTTGGTCGACGGCGGGTTCGAGCCGGACTCCGTCGTCGCCGCGATCAACACCGGGGACATGACGCTGCTCGTCCACTCCGGGCGGCTGTCCGTGCAGTTGCAGACCCCCGGGAACGACCCGACGGGGACACCCATCGATCCCGGCACGGACGCCGGGACGGATGCCGGTACCAACACCGGCCGACCCTTGGAGATCGCACGTGGCTGACACCCTGACCCGCCCCACTGATCGGGGCGTGCAGCGCGACAACCTCATCCGTGAGGTCGAGTTCCGCCTGACCGACGCGACCGGGGAGGTTGACCCCGACGGTCGCACAATCGACGGCTACGGCGCCGTGTTCAACGCGAAGACCCGGATCCAGTCGTGGGAGGGCGACTTCGAGGAAGAGATCCTCAAGGGGGCGTTCCGCAAGAGCTTGCGCGAGCGGACCCCGGTGATGCAGTACGACCACGGTCGGCACCCGCTGATCGGGTCGATCCCGCTGGGCCGGTGGGACGTCACGGAAGAGGATGACACCGGGTTGCACGTCGTGGGCCGGCTCTCGGACAATTGGCTGATCCAGCCGGTGAGGGACGCGATCGCTGGGCCGGAGGGCAACGGCGGCGGGATCACCGGGATGAGCTTCCGGTTCTCCGTGGTCCGCGACAAGTGGACCGACGTCGCGGGCAAGGTCGTCAAGGACCAAGAGCTGAACGACATGCTGTGGTACGGCGCGGGTGAGCGCGGCCCGCTGCTGCGGCAGTTGCAGGAGTTGAAGGTGTCGGAGGTGGGCCCGGTCGCGTGGCCTGCCTACGAGGCAACGTCGGTGGGGGTGCGGGCCGCGGAGTCCCCGTTCATCATCGACTTGGGTCGGGTGGACCTGCGCACGGAGGGCGGCCGGTCGACCCTCGCGAGGGCTGTCGCCCTCGCGGACCGGGCGTGTCCACGCGCTCTCCCGGAGCGCGAGCGGGTCGTCCCCCCGGGTGTGACTGGCGTCGAGAGCGTGGACACGGCTACGATCACCACCACTGAGCCGCAGACCACTGCGGGCGAGGCCGGAACGCACTCCACGGAGCCGCGATCCACCGACACCCCCGCAGCCGGTGAGCACTCGCCGACCAAGACGCCCCCCGGGCGCCGGGATCCCCGTCGCGAGCGTGCCGCCGCGTACGAGCGGATCCACGGGAGCCGGCGGGCGATGGACCGCAAGCTCACCGGACAGGAGATCGCCTAATGGGCGACCAGACCCGCCGTGGCATCTCGAACCCGCCCGGCACCATCCTCGGATACCGCGCGAACGGCGCGCCGATCTACCCGATCGCCGGTGGCGACGGCCGCGGTGAGGAAGGCGGCGAGGGCGAGGGCGGCAACCGCCGGACCCTGTCTCTCACCCACCCGCAGGCCGTCAACCGGCTCCGGTCCCTCGACTCGGAGATCGGCCGGCTGAACGCGCTCGACGAGATGACCCCCGACGAGGAGGCCCGCTTCGACGAGGCGGTCGCCGAGTACGACGAGGTCGACGAGTACCGCAAGCGGCTGGAGCGGGAGGCGGTCCGCGCCCGCATCTCGTCCGTCACCGAAGGCGACCTCCGGGACGCCTCGACCCGCTTCGGTCGCCGCGCCCCCGCAGGCCGCACCGAGGGCGGCGACGGCTCGCGCGGTCGCGGCTCGCACGACTCGATGGACATCGACTCGATCATGGAGCCGGACTCCGTCGAGTTGGGCCGGTTCAAGAACCCGTGGGACCTGTCGAACATGCGCACCTTCGACCGGTCGTCCGAGCAGGTCACCGCCGAGTACCGGTCCCGCGCGCTGTCCGCGGTGGGCCGCATGGTCGGCGCGACCGACCGGATCCGCTCCGCCGCGACCGACCTCATCGAGCGGTGGGACGACGAGGACGGCCGGCTGTCCCGGCTCGCCCTCACCCTGTCCGAGCCCACGTACCTGCGGGCGTGGTCGAAGGCCGCGCGTTCCCCGGTGAACCCGAACTTCACCGTCGAGGAGCAGCAGGCGGTGCAGCGGGTGCAGCAGGCGGCCCGCGCGATGTCGCTCACCGACTCCGCCGGTGGGTACCTCGTCCCGTTCCAGCTGGACCCGACCGTCATCATCACGGCGAACGGCTCGGTAAACCAGATCCGGCAGGCCGCGCGGCAGGTCGTCGCCACCGGCGACACCTGGAACGGTGTCTCGTCCGGTGCGGTGTCGTGGAGCTACGACGCGGAGGCCACGCAGGTCTCCGACGACGCGACCACGTGGGCGCAGCCGACCGTGCCGATCTACAAGGCGGCGGGGTTCGTCCCGATCTCGATCGAGGCGATGGCCGACGCCGCGAACGTCACCACCGAGGTCGGGCGGCTGCTCGCGTTCGGTAAGGACGTGTTGGAGGCCGCCGCGTTCGCGACCGGTTCCGGCTCCGGGCAGCCGACGGGCATCATCACCGCCCTGACCGGTGTGTCCTCGTCGATCGTGACCAGCGCGACGACCGACACGTTCGCCCTCGCCGACATCTACGCGTTGCAGGGCGCGCTGCCGGCCCGGTACCGGAACATGCCGTCGACGGCGTGGCTGGCGAACAACCTGATCTACAACCGGGTCCGGCAGTTCGACACGTCCGGCGGTAACGGCCTGTGGGCCACGCTGGGCGACGGCCGCCCCGACGGCCTGCTGTCCAAGCGGGCTCTGGAGTCCGAGGACATGGACGGCAGCATCACCGCCGCCGCGGAGAACTACGTCGCCGTGTTCGGCGACTGGGACAACTACGTGATCGCCGACCGGATCGGCATGACCGTGGAGTTCATCCCCCACCTCGTCGGCGCGAACCAGCGGCCGACCGGGCAGCGCGGTTGGTACGCGTACGTGCGGCACGGTGCGGACTCGGTGAACGACGCCGCGTTCCGCATGCTCAACGTCACCTGATCGACCCCCTACGTCGCAGCGGGGTCGGAAGCCCCGACCCGGCCCCGCTGCGGCCCCACTCGACGAACCCGAGACAGGCAGACGGAAGGGATCGGCAGATGGCCGACGAGAAGAACGAGAACGCGAAGGACGAGGCCCCGAAGGGCCGCACCTCCGCGAAGGCCAAGGGCACCCCGGAGGACCGGGACGCGGACCCGCGGCTCGACAACCGGGTCGGCGAGCAGCGGCCCCGCGTCGACGCCGAATTGAAGCCGCAGCAGGTCCACGGCGGCTACCCGGGCGACGAGACCGAGTACGAGGACCCGCCGTCGGCGGACGCCCCCGAGTTCGCGTCCCACCGGTCGGTGGGCCCGCACGGACGGGGCGAGCAGACCGGCCCGTCGTCGGAGGACTGACCGATGCCGGACATCGTCCGGGCGCGCGAGCCGTTCTCCGTGCCGCTGCCGAGCGGTGTCCCGCTGCCGGTGAGTACGGGCGACCTGTACTACGCGGACGACCCGATCGTGAAGGGTCGGGAGTTGCTGTTCGGCCCGGTCACGATCCGGACGTCCGCGCAGTACGGGAAGCAGCCGGAGCCCGTGGACACGGAAACCGCTGACGCGACACCGGGTACCCGTAGGGCCCCGGCGCCGCGGCAGCGCGTGGACACGGTCCCGAAGGGCGAGCAGGAGAAGCCGGCCGCGGAGCGGCCCGCCGACCCGGGCGCCGTCGGGAAGGTCGGCGCCCCCGCGAAGCAGCCCGTCAAGCCGACGGGCGGCAAGCCCAATGCGTGAGTCGCTGTACAGCCGGGTCAAGGTGGTCCGGGCGCTGAACGCGACCGCCGTGGCCACGAACACCGCCACGAACGGCACAGCGGTCGACCTCGACCAGTCCGGCGCGGACTACCGGGTCGCGACCGCGGTCGTGCTCACCGGCGCCTACACCGACGGCACGTACGCGCCGAAGGTGCAGGAGTCGCCGGACGGGACGACGGCGTGGACGGACGTCCCGGCGGACCGGTTGCAGGGCGGGGCGAACCTGACCGCGGCGAACACGCACGTAGAGATCGGCGTCGTCCCGGACCCCGCGAACAAGCGGTTCCTGCGGGTCGTCGTCACCTCGACGGTCGTCACAACCGGGGCGAACATCGCCGCGCTGTTCCTGCTCGGCTCGCCGAGCAGTACCCCCGTGGTGCGCCCGTGATCGCGGCCGGCCGTCCCCGGCGAGCCCCCCACGGCGGGGGCGGCCGGCCGCTGTCCGGGGAGGGGTAGCGGTCATGTGGCCACCGGACCTCACCCGGTTGAAGACCGATCTCGGGATCACCGACGACCGGGACAACGCGGTCCTCGCCGAGCAGTTGGCGGCGGCGGTCGCGTTCGTCGAGCGCACCCACCGGGGGCGCTACGAGTTCGACCTGCTGTTCGGGGTGACGGGCCTGCCCGCCCCCGGGCCGGAGATGGAACTCGGCACGATCCGGCTCGCGGGCCGGTGGTGGTCGCGGCGCCGGTCCCCGGACGGTGTGATCGCGATGGGCGAGGTCGGGACGCAGAACATCCCCGGATTCGACTCCGACATCGAGCGCATGTTGGAGATGGGCCGGTACGGCGGGTCGATGATCGTATGAGCGGCGGATACGCGGTCGCGCACGACCGGCTGTGCGTCGCGCTGGAACAGGGCGCGCAGGGGGTCCGGACGCTGCGGCGCCCGGGTGTCGCGGGTGAGACCCCGCTCGCGTACGTGCAGCCGCCGACGTTGTCGTGGGACGGGTTCGAGATCGACCCGACCGAAGCGGTGTTCGAAGTGATCCTCGCGGTCGCCGCGGATGAGAAAGCGATCGAGCGTCTGTTCGACCTGCTGCCGCAGGTGACCAACGCGTTGGACCAAGCCGAAGACGCGGTCGTCAAGTCGGCCGAGCCGGGCGTATGGCGGGCCGGCGCCTCCGAACTCCCCGCCTATTTCATCCGAGTAGAGGTAGCTATCTGATGGGCGCCCACAACCGCAAGTTGAAGGAACTCACCCTCGACATCGGGGGGACTGAGTTCCAGATCCAATGCCGCAAGGCGGAGGTCCAGAACAACACCGATGACGGGGAGACTTTCTTCACCTTCGGTGGCGACGCGGGCACGTTCGTCGAGGCGGCCGACGACTCGTACGCCCTCGACCTGGAGTTTTACGCCGACTGGCGGTCGAACGGCATCTCCGACTACCTGTGGCTGAACGACGGGACGACGGTGTCGTTCCTGGTGCAGCACAACCCGGACGTGCCGGCGGAGACAGTGTCGTGGTCGGGTGAGTTGCTGATCAAGGCGCCGAACGCGCTCGGCGACGTCCGGACGACGGAGATCACGGCGACGACGTTGCAGATCGTCGGGAAGCCGGACTACTCCCGGCCGTAGGCCGGACCCCCACCCGTTCGCGGGCGTGTCCACGCCCTGACCCCCGGAGTTCGAGATCATGACCCTCACCACCACCGCCGCCATGAGCCTCACCGCGGTTCAGTCGAACCTGCCGGACCTGGGGACGTCGCAGGCCCGCCGCGCGCTGTCCGCGTCGCAGGTACTCACCCACGGCACCGCGGCCGGGCAAGCGGACCTCGTGTTCGCCGACACGCGCACGCTGTCCGCGAGCGGCACGGAGGATCTCGACCTCGCGGGGGCGCTCGCCGACGCGTTCGGCGCGGCGCAGGTGTTCGCCCGCGTCAAGGCCATCTACGTGCAGGCCGCCGCCGGGAACACGAACAACGTCAACATCACCCGGCCCGCGTCGAACGGGTTCGGGCTGTTCATGGCGGCCGGTGACGGCATCGGGCTGCGGCCCGGGGAGACGTTCGGCATCCTCTGCGGTGCCGAAGACGCCGTCGGTCACGCCGTGACCGCCGGGACCGGGGACCTGCTGACCGTGACGAACGCGGCGGCGGGAACCTCGGTGACCTACAGCATCATCGTGATCGGGGCGTCCGCATAGTGTTCAAGATCAAGGTAAGGCCAGACGGCGCCGAGCCGTTCGAGGTCGAGACCACCTCCCGCGACATCGTGGCGTGGGAGGCCGGTGGGAATCGGCAGAACCCCCGCTCGATGGGGATGCTCTCGGACTCCCTCCGGATGACCGACGTGACCGACCTCGCGTGGTACGCCGCGAACCGCAAGGGGTTGACCGACCTCGACATCCGGCAGTGGCGGCTGGGCGTGGATATCGACATCACCAGCCGCACCGACGACGAGGACGACGACGAGAACGCCGGGGTGGGCCCTACGTAGCCGGGTCGCTGAACAGGGCGGTCGTCGCCCTGGCGATCCGGTCGGGCATCCCGGCTGCGGCGTGGCGCGAAGGCGACCCCCGCGACCTCGATACAGCGCTCGACCTGCTCGCGGAGCAGGAACGGCAGGAGAAGGAAAGGCGGTGACCCCGGATGGCAGGCGGAACGCGATCGGTCCGGGTCACCGGGTTGAACGAGGTCATCCGCGCGCTGCACAACCTGCCGGGGCAGGCGCAGCGGGAGGCCCGCCGCGGTGCCGTGAAGGTGTCGCGGGACCTCGCGAACCTCATCGGGGCTGCCGGCCGCGCGAGCGACCGGCAGTCCGCGCGGGCGTCGCGGACGGTGCGGACGGCGACGGCCGGGCTCAACCCGAACGTGACCGCCGGGCCGCACCCGCTGCTGTTCGGTAGTGAGTTCGGGGTGATCGCTCGGTTCGGCTGGTACCGGAAGGGCCGCTACCACGACTCGCCTAAGCGGCAGTTCCGGGGCCGCACGGCGGGGAACGTGGGGTATTGGTTCTTCCCGACCGCGAAGGCGGAGAACCCGGGCTTGCGCGGGGCGTATCAGGAGATGGCCGACGCGATCATCCGCGACTGGTCGGCGTAGCGGATGGCGTCCACCCGGTCGACGATCGAGATCGAGATCCGCGCTGCGGTCGAGTCCTTCCGGGACGCGACCCGCGGCGCCGAGGTGCAGCTACGGCGGATGGCCTCCGCGGTCGACGACAACGAGAAGGCGTTCGACCGGTGGGGCAAGGGCATCGGCATCGTGTTGAAGGCGATCGGCGCGATGGGCGCGGTCGGCAACGTAGTGGGGTTGGTCGCTGGGCTGACGACGACGATCGTCAACTTGCTACCGGCTGCCCTCATCCTGCCGGGCGCGCTGGTCTCGGCCGCGGTCGCGATGGGCGTGTTCAAGCTGGCGACGTCCGGGGTCGCGGACGCGCTCGGCGGCGACGCGGACGCGATGGCCAAGCTCGCGCCGTCCGCGCGGGCGTTCGTCGGGCAGATCAACGCGCTCAAGCCCGCGTTTGATTCGCTGCGCAAGTCGGTGCAGCAAAAGTTCTTCGAGAACTTCGCGGGCGACGTCAAGAACCTGTCGGGCGTCTACCTGCCGATCTTGAACCGGCTACTGCCTCCGATCGCGGAGGAGTTCAACCGGATGGGGCGCAGCATCACCCGTGCCCTGTTCGAGGCGCCCGCGCAGGACGACATCTCGCTCATCTTGGAGAACGTGGCGCTCACGCTGGGCAACGCCCGGCAGTCGCTCGGCCACTTCGTGTCGGGGTTCATCGGCCTGGCCGCGGTCGGCTCGAACTACATCGTCCCGATCGGGACGGCGATCGACGGGGTCGCGTTCAAGTTCAAGCACTGGGTTGACCAGGGCATCGAGACCGGGACTCTCATGGAGTCCATCGAACGCGCGCTCGCGGGTTTCAAGTTGCTGGGCGAGATCGCGACGAACATCGGCGGGATCATCGCCGCGGTGTTCCGCGGGTTGGCGACCGGGCCGCAGCAGGACTTCCTCACGGCGCTCCGCGACTCGACGCAGGCGTTGCAGGACTTCCTTAATCAGGGGGACACGCAGGGGCAGTTGGGTGCGCTGGGGCAGGCGTTCGCCACGATCTCCGAGGTCACCCGGACGGTGTTCCTCGAAGCGCTGCGGCAGTTGTTCCCGATCGCGGCTCAGCTCGCGCCGGTGTTCGCGGAGATCGCCCGCACGGTGGGCGACCTGTTCGTGAACGCGCTCAGGATCGTGGGGCCGATCTTGTTGCAGGTCGCGACGTTCCTGAACGAGAACAAGACGGCGATAGGTGATCTTGCCCCGCTGGTCATCGGGCTGTGGGCGGCGTTCAAGGGCGCGTCGATCTTGAACTCGGCGATCACCGGGCTGCGCGGACTGAGCACCGCTCTCGGCGGACCGATCAACCTGTTGAAGGCCGGCGGGATCGTGGCGCTCGGTGCGCTCGCGGTGAAGCTGGACGAGATCAACGTGGCGACCGCGAAGTCGGAGGGTCGCCCGCTGAACGAGATGGAGGACGACCTCAACAACCTCGTCGGCGCGGGCCGGCAGTTGTTGACCTTGGACTTCAGCGGGATCTTTTCCGACATCGGGTCCGAATGGGACACGGTCGTCACCAAGTTCCAAACGGGCGAATCGCCCATCGGCGCGTTCTTCCAGCGGCTGGTCGCGTCGATCGACCAGACCGGCCAGTCCTTCGCGACGATCGGGACGTTCATCGCGAACTTTGTGACCACGACCGGCCAGTCCTTCGCGACCATCGGAACCGCGATCGCGACCGGGTTCACCACCGCCGTAACCGCGGTCGGGAACTTTTTCACCGTCACCATCCCGGGCCTCGTCACGACCGGGCTGTCCACCGTGGGGACGGCCATCTCGACGGCGTTCACGAACGTGACGACCACGGTCGGGACGTTCTTTACCAACCTCGGCACGTCGATGCTCACCGGCGCCACCACAGCGTGGCAAGGCGTGATCGACTTTTTCTCGCAGACGCCGGGGCAGATCGGTTTCGCGATCGGCGCCGCGATCGGCGACGTGATCTCGTGGGGGATCAACCTCGCGACCGCGTTCGGGACAGCCGCGCTGAACGCCGGAACCCAGTTCGTGACCGGCGTGCAGACGTTCCTGACGAACGCGGTCACGTTCGTATCGGAACTCCCCGGCCGGATCGGCGCGGCGCTCGCCTCGCTCGCCGCGACCCTGCAAGCGAAGGCGGTCGAGGCGGGGACCGCGTTCCTGACGTGGCTCGGGAACCTGTTCACCGACACGACCACCCGGGCGCAGCAGGTGCCGGCCGACGTCGGCAACGCGGTCGCCAACACGGCGACGACGCTGCGCGACCGGGCGATCGAGGCCGGGACCCAGTTCCTGACGTGGATCTCCAACAAGTTCACCGAGACGGTCACCTACGTGAACGGTGTCCCCGGCCGGATCGGTGCGGCGATCGCCGAGGTCGTCCCGGTCCTGCTGCAAAAGGCGCAGCAGGCCGGGCAATCGTTCATCGACGGGGTAACGACCAAGTTCAACGAGGCCATCGCCTACGTGAACGGCATCCCCGGCCGGATCAGCGCAGCGATCGGCAACCTGGGGAACCTGCTGGTCAACGCCGGACGGTCGGTCATCGACGGCCTGTTGAACGGGATCAAGAGCGGGTATCAGTCGATGATCTCGTTCGTCGACGGGATCGCCGCAGGCATCGCCGCCCACAAGGGCCCGCTGTCCTTCGACAAGGTCGTGCTCCGGCCGGCCGGGCTCGCGCTCATGGACGGTTTGCTCGGCGGGATCCGCGACGGCAACGATGACGTGCAGCGGTTCGTGTCGGGGATCGCCGCCCAACTCGCCGACCCGTTCGCGGCCAACCTCACCGGCTCGGCGCTGACCGTGTCCACGCTCCCGACCCCGGCGTCGACCCTGGCGGCGACCGCGCAGTCGCAGGCGATGGACCGGCTCATCTCGGCGATCGGTAACCAGGCGGTCAAGGTCGATGTGATGCTCGACGGGCAGCCGTTCGCGGCGATGGTGACGACCGCGGTCGTCGAGCAGGACCGCGAGTCCGCCCGCATCGTGAAGGCGGGGGGCGGCACGTCATGGTGATGCGAACGAACCTCGCCATCCGGCCGAGCGTGAAGGTCTCGGCTACGAATTGGTTCGGGCCGTCCGGGTGGGCGCGGATCGCGACCGGTGTCCACGCGTCGCTGCCGCGGACGACCGCGTTCGCCGGGACCACCGCCGGGGACATCCAAACCGACCGGGCCACGTGCATCCCGGGGAAGTGGTACGTCTACTCGCTGTCGGTGCGGTTCGTGTCCGCATCGAACGACGTCGAGACGTCAACCCACTGGTACACCGGCGACTCGACGTTCCTGCGCTCCGACGACGGGAACGTCTACAACCAAGCGGGCGGGACGACGAAGCGCGTCGTATCCGGGGTGGTGCAGGCACCCGCGGATGCGTCGACGATCCGCCCGAACCTGTTCGGGATCGACGCGTCCGCGCAGTGCACCGCTCTCCTGATCGAGCAGTACGACACGGAGGCCGACGCGCTCGCCGCGCTGCCGAACCACTCCGACCCCGCCTACTACTTCGACGGCGACGGCAACGGGGTCGGCTCGACCAGCGGCGGCACGTACGCGTGGACGGGAACGGACGGGGCGTCGACGTCGACGTTCACGTTCTCGGTGTCCCCCGTCCTGTCCGGGCTGCTGCCGGCGCCGGTCGGGCACATCGTCACGCAGCGGGAGGCGCTCGGGTTCGTCCTGTCCGGGGAACTGCCGGCGCCGCTCGGCGCGATCGGGTTGTTCGTCACCATCCGGTACGACGAGACCCGCGGCCGGGTCCGGGTGAACGCGTCGGGCATGACCCCGGATGTGGTGCGGGTGGTGGTGTCGTCTCGGCGGCTCGGCACGTCGCGGTGGGCGGAGGTCCGGGGTGGGCGGGTCGGGGTGACCGCGGGCGCGATGGTCCGCACGGTCGACGACTACGAGTTCATCGCGGGCGAGGGCGTCGAGTACCGGATTCAAGCGCTGACGTCGGTCGAGGGTCAGCCGGACGTGGTGGTGCAGACCCGGACGGGGCGGATCGAGGAGACCCGCGACGAGGTGTGGATCAAGTTCATCGCGACGCCGTACCGGAACAAGCGGGTTGTCCTCACGAATTGGTCGAGGGTGGCCCGGAAGTCGCGGGTTGCGCTGTACGACGTCAACGGGAAGCCGCAGCCGACCGCGGTCACCGACGTGCACACCGGGCGGCAGTTCTCCGTGGACATCGTCACCCACAACTTGGCCGACCGGGACGCGCTCGATGCGGCGCTCGGGACGGGGGTGCCGATCTTCTTTCAGGCCCCGACGTCGGTGGCGTGCCCGTCGATGTACGCGGTCATCGGCGACTACGACTACGGCCGGCCGGGGAAGTCGCAGCGGTCTCTGCGGTCGGTGTTTACCGTGCAGTTGATCGAGATCAGCGCGCCGCCGCCGAGCGTGGTCGGGCTCGGGTTGACCTACGGCGTGCTGCGCACGCTGTACGGATCGTATGGGGACCTGCGGGACGCGGTCGCCACCTACGCCGACTTGAACGGGTAGAGCGTGTACACGCAGACTCTCCGGTTCCGGCAGACCGTCGTCGGGTCGCACCTCGCGACGTCGAGGGCGACGCTGCTGTCGACGTTGCAGTTCGGGGCGTCCCCGACGGGTGAGATGTTGCCGCTGCTCGCGGGGAACGTGCGCATGTCGGCGTCCACGGACGTGAAGGCGACCGCGACGATCACGGTCCCCGGGGATTATTGGGATCTCGTCGGGCCGTACGGCGCGGAAGTATTCCTCGAACGCGGTGTCGGGTTCGGCGACGGCACGTCGGAGTTGATCCCGCTCGGGTACTACCGCATCGACAAGCGGGCGCAGGAGTCCCGCCCGTTCGGGCCGATCGTCCTCGACCTGTCCGACCGGATCGCGCAGATGCAGCAGTGCCGCGCGGTGTACCCGTGGCAGGTGCCGGCGGCGACGACGCACCGGCAGGTGGTGGCGGCGCTCATCAACGGGGCCGCGGACGGGGTCGGGACGTACGGCATGTACGGGCCGGACGCCCCGGACATCCCGGTCGATTGGTCGCTCGCCGGGTACGACCCGGACGCGACGACGGTCGGGAACGATGTCGCGTTCGACGACTCGGCGTACGACTTCCTCGCCAAGTTGGTCGGCGCGAAGGGCGCGACGCTGAGGTTCAACGAGGACGGCGGGCTCGCCGTGGTGGCGCTCGAACCGGCCGCGGACGCGCTCGCCGTGTACACGATCTACGAGGGTGTGAACGGGACGTTGGTCAAGGCGTCCCGCAGCGACGACCGGACCGGCGTGTACAACATGGTCCGGGCGGAGGGCTCGGACCCGGCGTTCCCCACCGGGTACCGGCTCGCGAGGATCACGGAGGCCACGAACCGGCTCCGCTGGAATGGGCCGTTCGGGCCGGCAGTCCGGTACTACGCGTCGCCGGTGTTGAAGACGGCGGACGCGGCGACGGAGGCCGCGGAGACGACCCTCGCGAAGTCGACGGGACTGCCGACGGAGTCGAGCCTGTTCACGGTGCCGAACCCGGCGCTCCGCCCACTGGACAAGGTCAACTCGGTGGTCGGTGGGGTGCAGGAGAGCCACATCATCGACGAGGTGACGATCCCGCTGCTCCCGGCGGACTCGTCGCCGTTGGCGATCAAGTGCCGGACCACGAACCCGGTCGGGCAGATCGAGACGGAGATCCCGACCGAGCCGGAGATCCCCGACCCGGAGGACCCGTCCGGCGGGGGCACGACGGACCCGGGCGGCGGCGGCACAGACCCGGGCGGACCCGCGGACCCGGCGGACGGGACGCAGATCGCTGTTCTCGCAAACTGGGGCGCGGTCATCGACGGCGACGAGTGCAACGGCACCGGCCGGCCGTCGGCGGACAAGTGGGGGCTGTACGACGGCGCGGGCCACGACGGCAACGGGCGCCGGGTGGCGTCGGCGTGGAACTACCACGACGGGATCTTGACCTGCCACGGCGACGGGAACGGCAACACCGGCGGGGCGGCGTTCCACCGCGGTTCGATGGGGTACCGGATCGAGGTCCGGGCTCGGGTGTACAACACCGCGAACGACGGTGGCGACAGGTATCACCCGGTGTTGATCCTGTGGCCGGACTCGGACCAGTGGCCGCAGGGCGCGGAGTACGACTACTTCGAGTGCGACGAGGGGGACTCGTCGTCCGGCGGGTTCATGCACCTGCCGAACCACCAGCCGTACCGTCAAGACGCGTTCGACATCCCGGTGGACATCACGCAGTGGCACAACTACGCGTGCGAGTGGAACCCGTCCGCACAAACGCTTAAGCAATGGACAGACGGAACCATTCGATACAATGGTTCCGGTCGGGTTGCACAAGCGCCGGGGCCAATGCACCCAACAATTCAGCTTGACAATTTCGGTGGCGATCCACGATCCGCGAATTTCGATATCGCGTGGGTGCGCATCTACGCTAAGCCGAACGCATGAGCACCCCCGGCTACCCCACGACCCCGCTCGGCGCGGCGCAGTCCGGCGCGCTCGCCCGGACCATCGTCGCACCCGGCGGCGGCCGGCCCCTCGACCTGTTCGGCGGCTACCTGCTCACGTGGGACGGCGGCACCTACGAGAACACCGTCTCGATCGGCGCCACCGTGTACACGAACCTTGCGTGCCTGGCGCCGACCCTGCTCGCGGTGGGCCCGGTCCTGTTGATCCGCACCCGCGCACGGCCGATCATTCTCGGCAGGATCTACCAAGCAGCCGTGGACACGGCGTAGGAGGACGGACCATGGCTGTCGGACTGAGCGCAACCCTGGCGAACGCGATGCTCGCCGTGATGGACACGCTCGGGTACGAGTACGTCCAGTTCCACACGGAGGACCCCGGCCCGAACGGAACCGCGAACATCGCCGGGCTGTCCACCCGCCAACTCGTCGAGTGGGCAACCCCCGCGTCCGGGATCATCGCGATCACCGACCCGATCCCGCTCACCGCGGTTCCGGCGACCGAGCGGTGGAAGTACTTCACCACGTGGACCGCGCTCAGCGGCGGCACGTTCGGCGCGTCCGGGGTGTGCACCGCATCCGGGGTCACCGCGGGCGACAACGTCACGATCGACCCGGAGAGCGTGACGTTCACGTTCCCGATCGCGAGCTAGGAGGGCGACCGTGGGAGCGACGACACGCGGGGGGCTGCCGTACCCCGAAGAGGGAGACGAGGTCTACCCCCCGGCGGACATTCAAGAGCTGGCGGAGGCGATCGCGCCCTACCTGTTCAGCGCGGACCGGAAGTCGTCGACGACCCGCCCGACCCTGGCCAGTGGGGACCGCGGGTACCTCGTCGACGAGTCCGACACCGGCAACCTCGTCCGCTGGAACGGCTCGACGTGGGTCGCGGTCGGCGGCAGCGCCGGAGGGGGCGGCGGGGGAGGTGGCGGCGGCGCGGCGTTCGGTGGGCGGTGGAAGGCGGCGACCGCGCAGCCGATCCCTGCGACCGTGTCCGGGCCGGGGACCCCGGTCAAGTTCGACACCGACCCCGTCGGCGGGTCCGGTGTGGAGAAGTCGACGTACCTCGCCGGGCACATGTTCGAGTTGACCGCGGCCGGGCTGTGGACCGGCGGGCTGATCGGGCGGTGGGCGTCAACCACGGTGAGCGGGATCCGCGACTTCGGCATCTACTGCGACCGGGCCGGCGGGACCGACTTCGAAGAGGCGCTCACCGGGCCGCAGCCGCAGACCGTGACGGGGCAGCCGAAGGGCGGGACGTGGCCGATCAGCCGGTACCTGCCGGCGGGTACGACGTTGGTCGCGTTCGCGTACAACGGGACGGGTTCCGGCCGGAACCTCGAACACAACGGCGGCGAGTGGGTGTCGCTCGACCTGTGGGTGGGGTGAGGGCGTGTCCACGATTTCTCTCGTCGACCTGCCGGACCGGATCGACGCGAAGATCCTCGCCGGCCGGCCGTTCCGGATGCGGGTCCCCATCTACGACCCGGACGGCGACCTCGTCGCCGCGGTCGACATGTCCGTCGCGCGGGCGCAGGTCCGGCAGGCCATCGGGGATCCGTCGCCGCTACACATCTTCTCTTCGGAGGACGCCGAGCCGGACGCGCTGATCGTCGACGGCGCGGTGATCCTGGTCGCGACGTCGGAGACGACCTCGTCATGGCAAGAGAATTGGCCGGGCTCGGCGCCGGAGACGGTCGCGTGGTGGGACCTCGAAGTCACCGACGCGGACGGCACCCCCCGGCAGGTCAACGTCCCCGGCACGATCACCGTCGTACATCAGGTCACCCGGTAGGAAGGTCAACTCGATGACGCTCACCTTGAACACCGGCCCGCGCAACGCCATGTGCGATGCGCTGGTCGATCTCCTCGACGTCGGCACCCCGGCGCCGACGTTCGCGATCCGGTCCGGTACCCGGCCGACGCTGCCGTCGGACACCGCCACCGGGACGCTGCTGGCGACGGTCACGCTCGACGCGACCGCCGCGTTCGGGTCGTCATCGTCCGGGTCGGCGGCCCTCACCGACCCGTCGAGCGTGAACGCGGTCGCGACCGGGACGGCGTCGTGGTTCCGGGCGTTCGACGGGAACGGGCTCGCCGTGTTCGACGGCTCGGTGACCGCGACCGGCGGCGGCGGGGACCTCACCCTCACGACGACGTCGATCGTGTCCGGGCAGCCGGTCGACGTCACGGGCGGGACGATCACCGTCCCGGCGACCTGATAGGGCGAGCCGGTGGCGTGGCTGTTCGACGCGGCGACCGATAAGGTCCTGATCCCGTCCGGGTGGACGGGGTCGGCTGCGACGATCCTCATGTGGATCAAGCGCAGCGGGACACCGAGCGCCGGCGTCATCACGACCACGCACGGCAACAACCCGTGGCGCGCCTGGTCGAACGCGGCCGGGGGCGGATCCACGGTCGCTGGGCTCGACGCGCAGGGGTCCTCCCGGAACACCATCGTCTCCTACGACTCCGCGTTCTCGAACATCACCGGCGGGGCGATGGGCGACGGGCTGTGGCACTGCATCGCCCTCGTCATGAACGGCACCGCGTGGGCGCTGCACTACGGCACCGACGCGGCGGCGCTCACGAAGGTGACCGGGACGAAGGCGAACGCCACGACGCCCGGTTCGTTCACGCTGTCCGACGCAGCCCCGGATTTCTTCGACGGGACGATCGCGAACGTCAAGCTGTTCGGGGCGGCCCTGTCGGACGCGGAAGTCGCGGCGGAACTCGCCACGTACGCGCAGGTGCGGTCGACGAACCTGCTGTTCCGGGCGACGCTGTCGACGTCGTCGAACACGCCGGAGACCGGAACGGCCATGACCGCCGGTTCGACGGCGGTCACCGTAGTTGCCGGCCCGACGGCGCTCGACGCGAACAGCGGGGCGCTCGCCGGGTCGACCCCGAAGGCGATCGGTGCGCTCGCCGGGAACCTCGTCGATCAGGGCGCGGTCGCGGGCTCGACCCCGAAGGCGGTCGGGACGCTCGCCGGGCTGGTCGTCGACCGGGGTGCGCTCGCGGGTACGACACCGTCGGTGGGTGCGGCGTTGACCGGGTCGGTCCCGGATGTCGGCGGGCTCCAGACGACTACCCCGCTGCCGGTGGCGGCGTTCGTCGGGAAGGTCATCGACCGCGGGGCGTTGGCCGGAACGACGCCGCTGCCCGTGTCCACGCTCGCGGGTACCCATCCGGCCGTGGGACAGTTGGCCGGCCGGACACGGCTGCCCGTGTCCACGCTCCGCGAGAAGATCACGATCCCGCCCGGTCACTGGACGATCGGGGTACCCACGATCGACACCGGGTGGCACACCGGCCAAGATGGCGCAGACCTCGAACCCGGGTGGACGGCGGGCGCGGCGACGGTCGGCGAGTAGGAGGAGTCACGGTGGACGAGGTCGAGACCCGGCGGCGGATACGCGAGCTGACCGCGCGGCGGCGCCGTGCCGCAGCCGCAGCCGACCACGACGACGCTGCCCGCGAGGCGGTCGCCGAGTGTGACCACGAGTTGGAGGCGCTCGGCGTGGTGCGGGTGCAGCCGCCCGCGGAGGTCGCTCCGGTGCAAGGTCCGGAATGGCACCGGTGATGCCTCGCCGGCCGTGGTCCCTGATCCGGACGATCGGCCGGCGGGGGATCTTCCTCGTCATGTTCGGGTTGATCTACCTCGTCGTCGGGGCGTCCGTGATCAGCATTGATCAACACCGGTTCGCTGACGTGTCCCCCGACATCGGGCCGTTCCTGGACTCCCCGCTGTGGGGGATCATGTGGATCGCGGCCGGGCTGCTCGCGGTCGTCGTCGGGATCTACCGGTTCCGCCGCCCACCCGCCGACGCGATGGGGTTCGGTGGCCTGCTCGTACCACCCGCCGTGTGGACGATCTTCTACAGCCTGTCCCTGCTCGTGTACCTGCTGACCGGCGGCGAGTTCGGCCGGGCGACGGCCATCTCCGGTATCTCCGTGTGGACGTTCGTCTGGTCGGTGATCCTGCTCGTCGCCGGGTGGCCGGAAGCGGAGCAGCGCCGCACAGGTGTCGACGACCGGCCGGGCGAGTCTCCACCCACCGACCCACCGACGAAGGGCTGAGCGCGTGGACTCGACGGTCATCGTCGCGATCATCACCGCGGCCGGGGTCATCCTCGCCGGGATCTCGACGCTGCTCGGGGTCCGGTTCACGCAGCGGCAGGCGCGGCGGGCGCAGGAGGCCACGGCCGCGCTCGAACGGGACAAGGTCGACGCGTCCGCCTACGAGTCCGCCCGCTCGACGTGGGAAGGCCACGTCGCGTCGCTCCGCGCGCAGGTCGCGGAGCTACGGGAGGAAGCGGAGGTGAGCCGCCGAGTGGGACGCGAGTTGCGCGACCGGGTAGACGAGTTGGAAACGTCCCGGTCGTCTGACCGCGCCCGAATACGCGAGTTGACGGACTACGCTCGCGACCTGCTGCGGATCCTCGCGGAACACGAGATCACGTACCCGGCGCCCCCGCCGGGACTGGCCGAGACGGGACGGTGAGCGTGGACACGACCGATGTGCCGGACGACCTCGAAGGGGAACTCGGCACCGTCACCGACGAGGAGTGGCGGGCCGCGCATGACCGCCTCGCCGCGGACCTCGCGGAGGCCGAGCCACCGGAGAACGCCGACTACCTCGCCGATCAGATGCGCTACGAGTGGAGTCCCCATGGCAACCCGGGCTGACGCCGACCGGATGCGCTCGATCGCGTCGCGGCTGCTCATCGCCGGGATCGAGATCCTGTGGGTCCCCGGGTGGGACACCCGCGGCGCGGACTGGGTTCGCACCCCGATCGGGATCGTCGACCACCACGACGCGTCGACGACGAAGTCGGGGGAGTGGGGTTCGCTCGGTGTGATCCGCGACGGCCGCACCGGGATCCCGGGGCCGCTGTCGCAGTTCCAGATCGGGCGCGGGCTCGACGGCCGGCCGCGGGTCGCGATCGTCGCGGCGGGCCGGGCGAACCACGCCGGGAAGGGCGGCCCGATGTGGGCCATCCCGAAGGACGTGGCCAACTCGTGGGTGTACGGCGCGGAGGCCGCCAACGATGGAGTGTCGGAGCCGTACACCCCGGCCGCGAACCGCGCGCACCTCGCGTTGTTCTCGTCGGTCGCCGCGGTGTGCGGGTTCCCGGTGGCGCACGTCATCGGACACAAGGAATGGGCGCCGGGCCGGAAGTCGGATCCCCGGTACAGCATGGCGGCGGAGCGGGCGGCGCTCGCCGCCGGTGGCGCGCCGACACCGACGCGGAGGCGGGACAACATGATCGAGACGAAGCAGATCGACCCGGGCAACGGGGGCGCACGGATCGTCCTACCCACCGGCGGCAGCGCGGTCGTGACCGAGCGGGCGTGGATCTCGTTCGCGGTGAACGGGCCGGCCGCGGGGAAGGTCCGGGCGTGGTTCCAGGGCGCGGACGGGAAGGGCATCTCCGACACGGGCGCGATGCGTGAGGTGGGGTTCGCGTCCGGCGCGTCGAAGGTCGTCGGGTTCGAGGTTCCGGCCGGGACCGCGCAGGTCGCGATGCAGTGGGAGATGCCGCAGGGCGGGACGTACACGGTCGAGGCGCTCGCGCGGGCGTAGGCTCCCGGCGGGTTCTCTCGGCGCTCCACGAATACGGCCCCCACGCAACGAATGCGTGGGGGCCGTGTCGTGTCCGGCTACAGTCGCCTGCGTGGTATCCGCGGCCGGACGACCCACCCGGCTGCCCGGTGGAACCACGGCAACCCGAGAACGATCTCCCGGCCGAGCAGCATCCCCGCGAGCCCGCTGATCATGGAGATGAGCCACCCGGCGTGGTCGGTGAAGTAGCCGCCGACGCACAGCGGGCCGAACAGGAACAGGGCGACGTACACGCGCGGGTACGTCTCCAACCACGGCCGCAGTTCGCCGGCCGTGTCCACGGGCTCCGGCGAGGTCACGCGGTGTCCGGGTCCTCGGCGCCGTTGTTCATGAGCCGGTCGTCGATGATGTCGAGGAACTCGGTCCACGCCTGCCGCTGCTCGTCGCTGGCGGTGTCGCGGAAGTCGGTGAACCACTGCTCGATCCGCTTCCGCAGCGTGACGAGTTCGAGGACAACACCACGCTTCGAGCAGAGCAGGCCGTACTCGTCGACGTTCTCGGCGGTGACGCGGGTTGTGCCGTACTGCCGCTTGTCGACCTCGTCGTACCAGGCGGGCCACATGAACCCGCCGCGGACCGCCTCCCGGATCTCACCGGCGCGGCGTTCCCGCTCCGGGTCGAAGACCCAGCGGCGGCGGACCTCCACGGGGGTGGGGTCCTGCGACCCGTCGTCGTCGACTTCGTCGGGCGGGTCGACGTCGGTGCGCTTGCTGATCATGGGGATCCTCTCGGTCAGTGGCTCCGGCGCCAGTCGCCGGAGCCGTCTGCGGTAGCGGGCGAGCGGGTCGTTCACCAGAACGGCCCGTCCCCGTAGGTGCGGCGGCAGTCGCAGTCGTCGATGACGCAGCCGCCAGGCTCGATCAAGTCACCGGGGACGTGGGTCACGCGGTGGTGGCCGCAGCCGCCGTCGCGGGTCGAGCAGCGGTAGCCACGGCTGGACACCGTGCCGTGCGGACCGTACGCCGGGTACGTGTCCACGACCTCGACCCGCGCGGGGCCGGGGGTGAGGGTGGCGTCCCCGGTCGGGACCAGCGGGCCGTGAGCCGCCGCGAACTCCGGCATCCGGAACACCGTCGACATGTCCACACGGACGTGCGCGGTCGCGCGGACCATCCCGACCGCGTCTTCCATGACGTACCGCTGCCGGCGGCGGAACAGCCGCGCCCACCACCCGCGGGGGATCGCCACGCTCACCGTGACCACGTACGGGACGTCGACGTCGACCGGGAAGGTCTGCGACCCGGACGGCAGCGCCGCCCTGTACACCTCGCGCTCGACCTCCAACACCGCATGCTCGACGGCCTCGTCGACGAGGTTCGCCCGGTACTGCGCGTACCGCGGGTCGTCGAGCAGTTGCCGCGAGATCGGCGTGCGGTGCCGGTAGGTTCCCGGCGTGGCGACGATCCGCCGGTACTGGTACTCGGGTGACGGGTCGTCGCCCGGCCGCCACGCGGGGGTCACGGCGCCTGCCTGTCCGCGGGGTCGTCGACGACGAACGGCCGGACGGCCGGGACCGATTCGGTGGGGTCGCCGTTCGCGGTCTGCCGCAGCCATGCGGCGCCGAGCAGGGCGAGCGCGCCGTCCCGGGTTGTTGCCGCGCCGTGCGTGTCCGAAGCGACGGGGTCGAGGCTGGTCGCGACGTACACGGTGACGGGGGCATCCGGGTTGGATGCGAGGTCGTCCCAGTCGCCGACCACGGCGGTCGGGTTCTCCTGTGTCGCGATGACGGAGTCTTCGTCGACGCGGCGGCGCGTCTCGGCGGCGTCGACTTCGGCGAGCAGGGCGAGCAGCGCCCGCCGCATCGGGACCTCCCCGTACGGCATGCCGCGCTTGATGGCGTGGCCGACCTCGCGGGCGGTGCCGAGTTTCATCCGGAGACCGGCTGCGGCGTCCCGGTTGTCGGCGTCGCGGAGGTCGGTGGGCGCAACGTGTCCACGGGCCGGCTCGGCGGGGAACCTGCGCGTGCAGCCGCACACCGCCCCGCTCTTGCCCCACCACTTACACCCGGTGGGGGTGGCGCCGCTGGCGACGGCGACCCGATCGTCGTGCTCGACGGGGGGATGCCCGCAGTCCGGGCAGATGCGCCCGGCCGCCCGGTGCGCGAGGACGGACACCGCGGCGGCGATGGCGTCCGGGGTGTAGCCGGTACCGAGCGCGTCCGCCAGGTCCATCACCCACCGGCCGAGCGGCGAGTCCGAGTCGGGCAGGGTCAGATGGTAGCGGGTCACAGATAGCTTCCTTCCGGGTCGCGGTCCCGGCCGCCGCGGGCCGGGTGTTCGAGGTCGACGGCGAGCCGCACCCACGGGCACCACTGGTCGGCGCCCATCTCGGAGGTGAAGAACACCGACCGGTACTTGTCGATCAGCCGGCCGGACGCGCCGCGGACCTGCGTCTCGACGTGCACGCTCACCCGGTAGTCGATGCGACCGCCGACGGTCGCGCCGATGTAGACCGCGGTGATCTGCCGGGGCGCGGCCGGAAGGTCACCGACGACGTCGTGTACGACGAGGTCCGGCCACTCGTCGTCGCCGCGTGTCCACGACGCGATGCGGGACACCGAGTCGGTGTGCGCGGCGGGGCCGAGTATGTCGGTGTTCACCGCTTGTCCTCGGCGCGGCGGGCGACGCGCTCGGCCGCTTCGGCGAGCCGCTCGCGGTGGAGCGCGGCTGCCTGCTCGCTTGTCAGGATCGAGGGGTCGACGGGGAGTTCCGCCATGATCAGTCCTTCCGTGGTGGTGGGTTATCGCCAGTCGGTAGCGACCCCCGTTCCCGCGCACCGGCAGGACAGCCGGGGCCGGCGGACCGGGGTGAACTGGCACCACGCGCAGCGCTGCACGCGGGTCGGGCGGCCGTGCCGGTCGCAGCGGACCGGCACGGTGGGGAACTCAGCTTCCCGGGCCGCTGTGATCCGGCGGCTCCGTGGGGACAGGACGATCCGCATCCGGGGAGTCTGTCCGATGCGGCTCGCCGGTGGCGGGGTTGAACCGCCATCCGCAGTGGCCACAACGCGCCACCATGTGCGTGACCCCGCCGGATGCGGGCGCGAACCCGACCGTCGCGACGGACACGGACAGGCAGTTCGGGCACGGCTGGAACCCGGCGAACGGGGCGTCGTCGATGCTCGCGTTCCGGCGGCCGAGCCGGTACGCGGCGACTAGCGACGTGAGCCGCCCGCTGCCGTTCCGTACGAGGGGAAGCAGGGCGGCGACCTCGTCGTCCGTGATCGTCGCGATGATCCGGCGCCACGCGTCCCGGATGCGCGGGTCGACGGGCGGGTTCGTCTCGATCATCGGTTCCCTGTCCGCGGTTTCGGCGTGGCCTTCGGGGTGGCCTTCGGCGGGTCCGCCTGCTGCTTCCCCGCAGCCTTCGTCGCGGTCGGGGGTGTGGACACGCTGCGCGCTGCGGGCGGCTCGACGGGCACGAACACGACGGCCGGACCGGG